CATTCATCAATACCTCTTGGAATATCTGTCTTCTTGCTGAACCTTTTTGCATTGGTGGATTATGTGCAGCACGATAAACTTCTTCAAACATTGGAAGATATTTATCTAATCTCCTTTTAATTTTATCATTAAATATTAGTTTACCATTTTTAAATATCTTATTACCACCATGATCTCCATCTCTTACATAATTTCCACTACCTCTATAGGTTGTTCTATTATTATTCCATATCATTAATAGAATACTATCAGTAGTATACTTACCATAGCAAGACTTATATTCCAAGTACTTATTATATACTTCAGAAGTTTCAGGAACTCCAGCCCAATAATTTGCATAGTTATTGAGTGTCCAATTTTTCATCTGAGTATTAAGTTTAATCATAAGATGTGGATTAGTTGATTGATCTATGATAACATATCTATCTTCATCTGCTAAGATAGCAGCTTCATTTCTATGTTGACCATCTATAATCTTGTAATGAATAACACCATCTTCATCTACTTCACGTACTATGATAGGATTAATAGATAATAAATTGCATTCTTTTAAAGAGATTTCTAACTCTTTAACTTTCTTTTGATTTACATCTCTGTTATTAATATAATATTTAAGCTCCATATCTTTTGGAACTTTGTAAATTTTATTTACTTCTACAAGTCGGTCAGACATATCAATCTCCTTTAATTACATAGATGGTTTCGGATGCACAAGATTGGTGCGCCCATTGGCGCATTACTTCTTGATACTTTTCAGTGTTATCAAAGTCAGATAACATAAAGTCTTTGAACTCTTTATCATGTTCTTCATTAGGTCTTATTAACTTATTATGCACAGTCATTTTATTCACCATAAAAAAAGAGTGAGTACCCGAAGGTACCCACTCATAGTTTACATCAACAACAGGGAGCGTGGTTGATTAGTCAAAAGGTATAGCATCATACGCAGGATTATTAGTACCTGCAGAAGTTGAGTTACTTATCCTTTGATTCTTAGAAGGATAATTACTGTTTACAACTACAAGTTTATCCATATCCTTCACTGGAAAGTCAGCAGGTAAATTTCTAATACCTTCAGTCACTAATGCTTCATGACCTACTGCAATATTAGTACCTTTCACCTTGTAAAACTTTACAATTCCAAAGCCAGCTTCTTTTGCTCTTGCAAAATTAGCTTTCATTTGTTCAGGATCAATGTTATTGGGTAAGTCAACCCAATCAGGCTTCTTAGCCTTATGGTCCCAATATTTCCAAACTTGCTCACTCATAATATTTACGTACGTAAAAGACATTTATATGTCTCCTTCTAGTAAAGCTACCGTCTGCCCCCGGCAGCATGGGGATGTGGGTGTCGGAGAAGCCCCGACTCACCGAGGAGGGGGGGCTTCTGAGACACGAAAGAGAAGCGAAAGAAACTCAGAAGTAAACTAATTATATTCTTTCCATCTTCTTATGTTATCTCTTATAAGTTCATAGGTTAATATAATACCTAAAGCATTTATTATTAAACCTATTATTATTACTATTGAACTTAATGGGTCTATCCTTATACCCGTATAGCTAACAGTAAGAGCAACACCTGATACTAACATATAAGTTCCAATGATAAACAATACTATTGTTAGTATAATTAATTCCTTATTACTCATTCTCATTCCTTTCTTTAGTTGTTCCTAACATTTCATTAGCTAATTCTAATGCTCTGTTCGGTGAGTAACAGTATTGATACCTTGGTTCTTGTGATAAGAGAGAATTATATTTATCTTTCTGATTAAGATAATTCTTATACTCTACCACTCTTACTGGTATTTCAAACTGTTTGGCTATATCAATCATATGTTTACTACCTTTTGATATACCATCCCAGAATACTATACAACCATCAGCTTGTGCTGCCATAACAGTGTTACGTTTATACCCTGCTGATTTACCATACCTATCCCAATCAGCTTCTATTATCACTATGTCTAAAGATTTTCGTTTAGCATACTTTTCACCAAGAGTATCAGCACCTCTTGCACCACCAGATATAATACATACATCTGATTTATTAATTAAAAGCTTATCTAATTTATACTCTAACAAATTATAATCTACAAACTCACGACTACCAGCTACAATTACTTTGAATGACATCTCGATCTCCTTTCTAAAAATCCCTGAAGTCACTTTCTTTTCAGGGATTTTTGGGAAGGAATAAGAAAGAAAAGAAAGAAGAAGACGGGCTAGATCGTATTAATTGTACACTTAACTAAAAGCGTTGAAAAAAAAAGCAAGGAGGGACGACGCAGAACGCCGCCCCCTGTTGCACTACCGTGGTATGGCAAATACCCTGCCAGAAGTATCGAACTCATGAGCTCTACCTGAGAATGGAATACCACGCATGTCAGACGCTTTTAACTCAGTGAACCATCCAAGCATAGTGCCATTGGCCATGATGTGTTGCTCTTGAACACATAGGCCATACTGTCTACACAGTGACCAACGGGCTGCCGCAATGCTCTTTGTCTGAACATTGTCGGTAATTTTATCAAAGCCAGCGTATAGCTCATACATTACCAAGGGCTTAACCTTGGCAGGTAGACCGAGTACTGACCGTGCAGCCTTAGCCTCTGCACTACGACCGTTGAAGAAGGGTACAAGATGAGATGGAATAATAAAGATTCGCATAACAAACTCCAATTGGTTAAAGGAAGGAACCTCACTAAGAAGAAATGTGGCGAGGTCACGAGCCAACTGACACATTTCTTCGGAATCATCTTAACTCGTTGCTTGACTCGTCACCAGATACGGTATATCATCATGTAGTGTAGGTTGCAAGTATGGTCTAATAATGTTCAATTACTCAGTACTTTCAACCGCTTAGATAAAATGTGTATATACTAGAACAACTCTTTCCTCCACCTTATAAAGAATAAGCTGGATGAAAATGTTCTAGTATATACTCTTTATATCCAATTTTTCCCCGTAGGGAACCCATCGGGAGGACTACGAAGGAACTTCGTAGGTCCGATGGGTACCCAGAGGGGAAAAACAGCTTCTCTAGTATATATATGAAACAGCATTGACAAATATTCTCAAAAAACTTCGGGTTTATCTGCAAAATAAAAAACCAGATGCGGCTATTAAGTTACTTTAAAGCTACTTTAATTAATATTATTTATATTTATTTTTATTTATAGTTGCATTGGAGGACTAAATAGTGTATAATAGTATCTATGGAATTACAAGAAAGTACTAATGAGTACCTACAACCTTTTATCAACTTAAAAGGTTTATTGGATACTAAAGTAAATCAAGAATCAAGTGATGATTTTCTTACATTCGTCAGAATGATGGCTCCTATGCTTGTCTCTGATTGGCGAATGGGTCGTCATATAGAAGTTATATCTAATAAACTAAAAGACTTAGAGGCTGGTAAGGTAAAACGGCTGATGGTCTTTCTTCCACCAAGGTCTTCTAAGTCTGTTATCTGCTCTAAACTCTTTCCTGCTTGGTATATTGGTAGAAATCCTACACATGAGATACTGACTGTCTCCCATAGTGATCAGTTATCCAGTGATTTTGGTCGATCTGTTAGAGATGTAGTCAATACAGAAGAGTTTTCAAAGATATTTAAAGGAGTCTCTTTAAGGAGCGATGTCAGGGCTGCTGGTAAGTGGAAGACAAACCAGAATGGAACGTACTATGCTGCAGGTGTGAGGTCACAGATAGCTGGTAGGGGCGCACATATTGCTATATTGGATGATGTGATGTCTGAAGAGGACGCAATCAGTGCATCAGGTAGGAGATATATTAAAGAATGGTATCCAGCAGGGCTTAGAACCCGCATAATGCCCAACGGCTCTATAGTTATTATTAATACACGCTACCACTATGATGATTTATGTGGCTGGTTGCTAAAACAACAGGAGAATATGGGAGAGTTTGAAACAATCCCATGGGAAGTGATTAGAATACCTGCATGGGTGGACGAAGAAGCAGCGCAATTGCTTGACTTACCTGTAGGCTCTAGTTACTTTCCCGAATGGAAAAGTGATGATGTCCTGAGAATGGACGAGAGTGAGATCAAAGCAAGTAATGGTAGCCGATACTGGAACGCCCTCTACATGCAAGACCCCACACCAGAAGAAGGTGGGATTATAAAGAAGAAATGGCTGAAGTATTGGGAATATGAAGAACCACCTAGCTGTGATTTTATAATACAAAC